ACCTTCTTTCATACCCATAATACGTTGTGCAAGACCTACAAGTTTTTTAACATCGGAGTTTTCCATGTTTGCTTTGTTCTTGTCATTTACCTTTTCGTATGCTTGAGTGATAACACTTGCAGTGAACATGTCTACCATGATTCCACCGATTTTCTTTGCACCCTTAGTGTTAACGATTTCTTGAAAAGCAGGTATTAGGTTCTTACCTTCAGTGAATACAACACCTACATTTAGTTTGTACTTAACTTCTTCGTTTGCAAACTGAAGTGCTTTCTGTACTTCTTTCTTCTTAGAGAATCCTTTTTTGAACTTTTCAATCTGTTTGATTGCATAGTTCATTGCACCACCATGGTCAAGTGCAATCTCGATAGCTTTCTTGGTGTCCTTATCTTTCGTTGGGTTCTTTCTGAAGTATGTAGAAACCTCTTGTCCAGTTAATTTCTGTCCTTCCATTGAACCTTCTCCAAGGTTATCACCTTGTTTTAGAAGTTTCTTAGCTGCATTTCTGTCGTGGTATGTGAACTCATGGTCTTTTTTAGTCTTATCGTCTCTTACGATGTAACCTTTTGGAGTCATCTTAGTGATTTTACCCATGTACTTGGCACCATCTTTTTGGTAGTAATCTACTTCTGTACCAACTTTGATTGAGTTCTTAGTCTCTGCACCCATACCGTGTTTTGCAAGAACTCTATAGTTCTCTGAAATTGTTGATTCATCAAGGATTGACATTATGAAGTCTTCTACATCGTCTTTATGACCAACTGCACCAGTTTGTGATGCCCAACCTATTAATTCGTCTTCTACCTTAGAAGGTAAATCCTTGTTGTTTTTTCTGAAATCGTCAATCGCACGTTTGTGTTTTGTGATGAGTTTTTTCCAGTCGTTATCTCTTGGATACATTTTGATTACTTTTTTGTAATCTTCCAATACTACTTCTTCTTTTATAGATTTAATAAAGTCCCTTTTACCTGCCTTGTACATTTGAACAACACCACTATGGTCTGTTATCATATACATGGATTGGATTGATTCCAATTCTTTTGGTGTTAGTCCTTTAATCTCTTTATTCCAGTAGTTTGCAATGTTCTTGTTAACACCCTTCCTTTGAGGTACATATGGGTCTCCTTCGACCTGCATATTACCTTCTTTTATAGGGGTAACCTCAATCTCTTCGTTGTATGGAAAACCTTTTAAAGGGTTGTCAAATACTTGAGAAAAATTCTTCTTTCTTTCAGACTTTTTCTCTTCATTGGCGAGTCTAGCTTGTGCAAGATATTCTTTCACATTCTCACCTGGCGTGTCCTCTTTGAACGATGATACTATCTCATCTGTTCCTATTTCTAGAACTCCGTTATCTGTTTTATTTCCGTTTGGCATTTGGTAAGCACCCCTTTTCCTTTAGTTTGTCCCTCATACGAGGTTCTTTTCTGTTATAATTTTGAGTAACGATACTCAGATTAGATTTGTCGTTGTTCATAGGATTGTTATCCTTATGATGTACGTCTTTATCAGCAGTAAGTTTCTTCTGATTTTTTAAACTTCTTCGTGCTTCGTTTCTCTTTGCACGTCTTTTAATTTGTTCGGGGTCTTTATGATATGACTCATATTCCTTTTTGTAGTCTCTGTCTTCTTCTACTTCAGACTCCTCGTTCTTGTTCTTATTCTTTGCATCATAGTCTTTGATAGACTTTTTTGCAGACTTCATCATTGCTTTTTGATGTGCCTTTTGTTGAGACTGATTTCTCTTTCTCATTACATCTGCATGTCGTTCTTCCAGTTCTTCACCCATTGTCAAACCAGCTAATTGTTGTGCAATTACTGTAAGTTGTTGTTGAGGTATTGTCATCAGAAATTCCATCTGTTTCTTAGATAGACCTTTCATTTTTTTAATTGCATCCTGCATCTTACCTTCTTCTAACTCTTCACCGAACTTAAGGAATAACTTACCTTTATCTTGTTTTTGGTCTGTAACTTTATGTCCAACCATTGCACCGATAGTGTTAATCATACCAAGACCTTTCTCGGGATTACTACTATACTCTTTTTCTAATCTGGCTGCAACTTTTTTAGTAATCAATTTAATGATATCTACAGCTGAAGTTACTAACTTACCTTCCTTCACATGATACCCATTATCATCACAATGGTCACAACCTTTTCCACCACATTCGGGACAAGTCACCTTTGATTCTTCTAACTCAACTGATTCATTCGCCTTTCTTGAAGCATCTCTTTTCTTTTGAATTGCAACATTCTCAGACTCTTTCTCTTTCTCTAGTCCAAGTTTAGAATTCTCTCTCTCATGTCTATCTTTTAACGATTCAAGTTCCTTTTCTTGTTTAACTTTAAGGTCTTCCAACTCTTGAACCTGTTGTGCTTTTGCATGAGCAGCTTTGACTGCAACGGGTTCTTCCGTAAACATTGATTGAAAAGACTGAATTTTATCCTCTCGTGCAAGTTTCTGTACTTTTAATATATCGTTTAATAAATCCATAATACTATTTAGTCTTTTTGAGATGTAACTCTCGTTTTTTGAGATGTAACTCTCGTTGTTTCCAAGAGAGAGCAGGTTTGTTTGAAGGGAATATGGTAGTCCATGACATGAGTTTACCATAAAGACCATTTGTCTTCTGTTTAAGTGATGCAAGTGTATCATCATTCTCTATCTTAGTGAAGTCTCTACCAAACAACTTTTGCAATTTGATTGCATTTGCATTTGATTTGTTCCAATCTCCAGTAACAATTTCGGGTGGAACTTTACGAGGTCTCATTTGATTTCGTTTTTGTGCATTTGCTAGTGATGTTTGAACATAAATCATCTTAGATTCATATCCAAGTGCATCTAATTGTTTCTTATATGCTTTAATCTTACTATCGTTTGCACTAGTAGTGTCAAAGATAAGTCCCAGTCTGTTACCGATATACAAGTCCATACCTATTTTAGTGGTTGCCTTTGCTCTTGCACGGATAGGGTCATAGTCTTTAGGGTCGTTCTTAGATAGGTCTAATGATAATCCTGCTTTCTTAAGACCTTTCTCAAATGCATTATCTGTATTAACTAATTTAAGTCCCAATGATTTAAGGGAAAGACCATTAACCACTTCTGATTTACCACTGCCTGGGCCTCCCATTAAAAAGACTGCTTTAAATATACCTTGGTCATAGACTCCTTCATTAAGTAAGTCCTCTTGCATGTAAGATGGTAGTGTACTCTCTGAGATGTTCATTCCCTTTTTTACTGCCTTCCAAAGTGTCTTTGCATGTTTTTTATCGGGGACACCCGATTCAAAGGAATCATAATCCCCATCTGATGCAGCTTGTCTCATTTTAGATGCAGACATTCCACTTACGTCATCGGAGTCGGGGTCTCTTTCCCCTGCAGATATAATATTAATTGAATCAAACTTATAGTAACCATGTTTTCCTTTCACACCATTGTATTTGTTGAGTAACATCTCAAATTCTTTAATTCTATCTGAACCAACCACCATTCTAACCTTACTGTAACCTTGGTCTTGTAGTGCAGTTGCAATTTCAAACACTTGTCGTGCTTTAGTGTTCACAATACCTACCTTCTTACCGAAGAATTTATTCATAAAGTTCCATTTAGTTTTATAATCTAATGGATTCTTCTTGGAGTCTTGTGAGTGTGACATGAACACTAGAGGTTCAAAACCACCACTGGTAGAGTTTTTTAACTTTTCTATTAATTTTGCATGTCCAACTGTAGGTGGATTGAATCTACCAAAAGTAAACACTGCACTCTTTTCTTTTGCTTCGAATATGGATTTAAAACTTTTCATTACTTGTCCCATGCTTTTGCAGCGTTGAAGTTATTCATAGAGAATTCCATCCTGTCAACTAATTTAACTGCACTTCCGTCTGAGTCGATTGCAACATATCCTTCAGGATTAACAACTTTAAATCCGTTAGCTACCTTCACGAAGGTTCCAATACTCTTTACTCTATTTAGTGCTGTAACAATAAGGGATTTTGACTCTATCAACCCACCTTGGAATTTTGCAAGGTTATCAATCATCACTTTGATGGAGTTTAAGTCTCTCATAACATCTTTACCAATCTGTATCTTGATGTCTTTAGTCTTCTGCATCTTAACTTTTGCAACTATCTTATCTTTCCAGTATTTCTCTACATGGGTGAGGTAGTCCTTTCCGTTAGGGTTCCACTTACCTGCACGGACAAGTGTATTAGTGTATGTCTTGTATGATGCACCTGCAGCTCCTTTACTGTTGAGAACATTTTGAACATCATTAAACTTCTTAAGGTCTTTGTTTGTTATACCATGGAAATTTTTACCAGTCGAAGTAAGTGCATTGGTTAACTGAAGTGTTTCCTTTGCAGTCATGTTTCCGTAACCAGTCACATCCTTGTATGTTGCATCATCAGTCCAAACATCTGATGTAGACTTGGGTGCATTTGCACCAAACGATGCACTTAGTGATTCTATAGTAGACCCTGAATAAGTTGTGTGGAAGACGATACCCATTTTCGTTGAGTTGATTTCATTATAAAGTTTCGAACCTTCAAGAACTGCATATAAGATTGTATTGGGGTGAAATGTGAGATACTTCTTATCATCTATCGTCTCACTAGACTTGTCGTTAGTGTACATCAAATCACCCTGTAGGATTTCTTTCATTCCCATCTTGGATAGGTATTTAAATGATGTTAAAAACTTCTCTTCTAAACTACCCTTAAGTTCGGGTGCATCTTTGATTTGTTGTTCGGATGTGTAGAATAATGGTTCTTTATTGAATAGGGATTTCTTTGCAACAAAGAATTCTTTAGTCTCGGGATGTGGCCCGCAGAATATAGCAGGAGCACCATCCCATTTAACAGTCATCTTGACTCTACCTGTTGCATGTCCTTTTAACATGTCCCTAAGTTCTCTCAGGAAGTTTATAGATGCACGACCACCTGCAATACCATTGTTGATGATTTCGTCTTCTAGGTGTTCTAAATGTACGTTTGTGACTGCCATTAAAGTAGGTTCCTGTTAAGTTACCTACTATTTATGTTTTTGATAAGGGCGTGGACTTGAGTTTTAACTCGATATCATGCAATTCTGTAGTTAGACTTGTGATTTTGCATACATCCTTAGTTTTTTTTGCATCGCGTAACATAGTTTTGACTTCTATCTTCCTTGATAGCATGTCAATAACGTCTGTTTGATTCAAAAATTTACTCATAATGTTTAACCTAATACTATTTAGGTCATTTATCTTATTAACTTTTAGGTTTAGGTATATAATGGGTACTTGTAAAATGTCCAATAATAGTATCTGTTCCATAGATTCTTTGGATACCTTCTTGCACCAATGTACGACCTTCGTCTATTACCTTTACACTTGTCTGTAGTGTTTCAAGAACTTCTCCAACTTTAATTGCACCCTCATAAGTTATTTCCAACTTTGTTGTGGGACAGAATTTTTGTTGTTGAAATAATGCAGCTCCACCCATAGCATAATCTGCACATGCAGCTCTGAAAGGGCCTCCACAATGAGTGTAAGGTGATTGTAATTGTGTAGAATGCCACCAACTTATTTCATTCGCCCATGAAAGATGTTTGTCAATAACTTTCCAACCCGAAAATCCTACATCATCGGGAAACTGCCAATTTAGATTTGTCCATACATAGAATGCAGGTTCCATCTCTTGGTCTAGTTTTCCTAAACTCTGTCCTGCATCATCCCATGATACACCTTTCTCTAATCTTGATTCAACTTCTGCATTGTCACCAAATCCCTTTTGGGATAATGGAGTCCATCCATCTGCTAATAAAATTTCTCTATTTGTCATTTCCTTCTCCTATATTTTAAAATCACCAAACTTTGAACTTCTTCCTCTGTCTGCAACAGGGATGGAGTCATCGTATGAATTAGTATTTTCAATTAACTCTTCTTGAGCTTCTTGTTCACAATCGTACAACTTCATACGACTTCTATCGACACCTATGACGAACCTTTTGAATACGGTGGGGTCATTGTATCTGTTCTTCAACTGTTTAACCACTAACTGGTCTAACTCGTCTAACTCTTCAGATGTAATCAGTGCAAACATAAAGTCTGCAGTTGCAGGTAATCCGAATGACTCTGAGGTATCTGTAAGTTCTACATCTGTTGAACCAAAACCACTACGAGTTGTCTGTGTTGCACTCATGATTGGTACATCAAACTCCACTGCAAGTCCTCTCAACTCCTCTGCAATACTCTTAACTAGTGTATAACTGTTTGCACCAGCACCAGGCTTAATCCTGTGAGATGCACATATGTTAAGGTAATCGATGAATATCATGTCGGGTTTAAAGTCTTTCTTAATTTCCAACTCTTGTAATAGATGTCTGAAGTGTCCAACATGAGCAGCTGCAGTTGGGTATTCTTTGATGATAAGTTTACCAGTAGTCTTACCTTTAAGTTTCTCTACCTTCTTACCATACATTGACTTGTTCAATCCTGCTAAATCTTGGATAGGAACATTAAGAATATTTGCATCAATTCTCTCTGCAATCTTCTCTTCTGACATTTCAAGTGTAATGTATAACACATTCTTGTTCATCATCAAGTGACTAGATGCCATGTGACACATGAAAAGGGATTTACCGACACCTGTTCCTGCAAGGCAGATATTCAAGGTTTTATTCGGTAAACCACCCTTAGTAACTTTGTTGAAGTATTCCAAGTCGAATGGAATCTTCTCTTCTTCAGTATTATAGAACTCCCATCGAGCATCTGCATCTTCTAATACATCATGACCAATGTGTGTGTCAAATGATATTGCAAGTGCATCTTTAAGTAATTCGGGTATTTCCCCTGTAGACCTTTTTGAGGTCTTATCAATAACTTCGATACTCTCCATGACTGCAATATAGATTGCTCTATCTTTGCACCATTGTTCTGTTTCGTCTATCAACCATTTCTGAGGTGTCTCTTCTTTGTCTTTTTGAATGTTTGAACAAACTGTCTTTGCATTTTTCAGAACCGTTTCGGGTATCTTCGAATTGTTATCTAAATTAATCAGTAAGGCTTCTGCAGTTGGGATGTTAGTATACTTTTCAAAGTATGCTTTAACTTCTTGAAAGATGATTCTTTCATCGGGTTCAGTAAAGTATTCGTCCTTTACAAACGGAATAGTCTTTCGTGCAAACTCTTCACTCTGCACTAAATTCTTTAATATGGTTGTCTCTATTCGTCTCTGTTCTGTCATAATTTTCTCACTGTTCTCATTCTATCAATTGGCATTTCTCCACCAATCACCCTATGAAAAAACATTACCAAAGTTAATCTATCTTCACCATTGTCCAGTCCAAGGTTGTTTGCACTATGGTGGACATTACCGTGAAATAGAGTTAACCTATTGTATTTACCTTTAACATCAACAGTCTTCTCAAACTGTTTATTATATTCCTCTTGAACTTCCATTTCAATTTCTGATATGGAACCTCTAAGGTTAGACGCTCTCTTTTGTTCTGTATGGTCTAGGTTGATTAGTGTTCCTTCTTTACTAGTATACAATGAAGTTCCACTATTTACTAGTGGGTTTTCATTTAAATATAAAATACCAGTCATGAAACAATTATCGTTATGCACCCATCCATGATGGAGGGTTGATGGTATCTTTTGAAATGTCATTGATACATCTACATCTGTGTGGTCGATACTTTCCATGTCATGGAATAGTGCAATCACCTTTTTGTTTATGTTGTCATATAGGACAGAGTCCACGTCACGCAGTTCGGGTGACCTAATACCAGCCCATCTACCATCGGGTTCGGGGGTGAAAATTAATTGTTTAGAGAACTCCACCATTTGATGGGGTTCATCTAAAAAGTTATCAACTATCGTTATTGGTATCATCTACTTCTGAAATTCCTTCATCAATATTACTACCATATCGGAAATATTCATTTGCAACTTTCTCTAATTTTTCCATCACATCGGGTGTGAAGTATTTTTCGGGATTGTTGTTAATTGTTTTACCAAATTCAGATTTACCGTTTGGTAATAGAACTCTTGTACTTGATTTCTGAAATACTCCAAATGCAAGTGCCATGTCTAATAGACCATAGTACCTATCCAGTCCTTTTTCATATGATAACCTTACATCAACCATTCTGTTTTCCACAGTCAATCTTGACTTTGCATTCTTACAATGAATGATATTACCAACTACTTCTGTTCCTTCCTTTTCTTTCTTCTTAGATAAGAATATGATTGATGATGCAGCGTACTTGAGTCCACTACCACCACCCATTTCTTTCTGAGGGAACATAGAACCAATCACATCATATGTGTGGTTCGTGACTATCATCGGAACACCGACTCTACCTAATTTCAATGTCAATACTCTGAATGCACCTTTGGTGATCTGAGCACGAGTCATATCTTTAGTCTCTTTACCTTCTGCAGTGTCTTCGATTTCTTTGGTTGTTGATAACATACCAAGTGAATCTAAACAGAACATCATAGGTGGACGTTTGGCTTGGGGGGTTTCTGCATACTTATCCAGTATACTAATTGCTTGATTTCTGAACTCTTGCACTGTAACTACAGGAACTATAACAACTCTCTTAGAGTCAATTCCCCTAGATTCAATCATATCTCTTGATATTGCAGATTCAGATTCGAAGTAGATTACGGCTGCATCTTTGTTGTCATCTAGAAACTGTTTTACCATCCCTAGTGCAAAGAAGGTCTTACCTGTTGCAGACTCACCTGCAATTGCAGTAATCTTGTTTGATGGTAATCCTCCATATAATGAACCACTCAATAGTGCATTGAAAATATGTGAACCAGTATCTATAAACGAATCAACGTCTCCAGCTGCAACACCATCATTGACGATACTTGCATACTCATTACCACTTGCCTTTACTAGGTCTTTTAAAAAACTCATAATTAATCCTCTGTTTGTAAGTTCTATTATACTACTATATTGTCACTCTGTCTAGTCGATTTTTGATATTAATCCACCAATTATGTCCTCTCCAACTCCTTCCATTGCTATGCCTTGTGGTAGTGATGCTGGGAAATTTGAATCCCATTCGGGTGTATTAAGCTGATAATTCATTGTACGAGTTCCATCATATTCTGTAACACTTTCATACAATGAACTCCTCACAATGACCATATTCTGTTCTTTATGCATCAGAATGAAGTTCCCATCAAAACCAAGCATCATTATCCAATCATTGTTGTGAACCCTAAAACTTCTTGAATATCTTGTTGAAGTATCTATACCATCAATGAATTCCCTACTCACGATACTTCCATCGTTATCTAATATCATCTGACCTATTTTTGCTTGGTCTTTTGCGGAAATCTCTACACAACAATACGATAATGTGTTGCCAACCATATCTTTCCACCAAGAGACATCCTGTATTCCCAATTGAGAAAATAGATATCTATCTGCAAATTCAGATACATCCATTCCTGTTGCACGAGTAAGAATTTCTCCCAATATCTGACTGTCACAATTACTATAGATATGAACTTGTTGTCTCCATGAACCATCATCGTTATTATAAAATGGTGGGGGGGTTGTAGATGGATATAAACTTCGGTTTATACACACTGATAATTGGTCACCTAGGTAATTTATTGTCCCACCATCGGGATTTTCTTGGCATTGTTCAGTGGTTGTTTTGCTGTATTCCCTAGAACACATAACCTGTAGACCACTTCTATGGTCTAGCAAGTGTCCAATAGTAACCATCTGACCTTGACTTCTACCGTACCATTCGGTTATGAAATCATCTGACCTCTGTTCTAATGATTGTATGAATCCGTTGTCTATTGCAATACCTACTAAAATACTCATAAAGGACTTAGTTACTGACCAAGTACCTGTTTTGTCATACTCGTCATTATAGGCATAATAGTCCTGTATTTGTTGTTCAGTAAGTGCTGTTTGTTTTGTAATTACTGCAGTTGCTTCATTCCCTGTTATATCTCGGTAGTCCTCTCTTAAGAGTTCACCATCCTTATATATTACTAATGCCTGTGTATAGAACCCATCTTGCATGATGTACTCGACTGCATCACTGTAGTCCCCATAATAAGTAGTATCATTACCACAATTGGATGTGCAACCACTAGGAGGTGGTGGAGGTGGTGGTGTAGAGGTAGTCTCTACGATTGGTGCAGTTGAACTCCCTCCTCCACAAGAGGCAAGGAATAGTGCAGTTAGTAGTAAGGTACAAGCTTTGTTTAGTTTTCTCATTATTGTATTATACAATAAAAAGGGGGTCGTTGTCTAGAGAGTTTTGGTTTTTTCTTTGATTAATCTTTCAGCAATCTGACATATTTTATCGTCAACTTTGACATGTTCTTCCATCATGGTCTTGAGGGTATGTATTTGAACTTCCATATATGCCATCATGGAAAATATCATAATTATCATCCCAATATAGAATAAATCTATTAGGGAAATTATCATTAGAGAACCTCGTCTATCTGTTCTTGTGTAACAGTTCCGTTTTCTAATAACAGTTTACGATGTTCTAAGTGTCTTGCTTCTGTAGTGTCTTTGTTCTCACCAGTGTATAATACTGCATGATGGTCAAAAATCATTCGTTGATTGACTGAAACTCTTTCGTCTGTTTGAACGATTGGATTTCCTTCTTCGTCAAGTGGAGTAACAAATAGTTCTCCAAGTATTCTTCCGAACTTTCCTTTGTCATGACTAACGAGTGTGATATCACCTTCTGAAAGTAATTTCTTAAGATGTGCTTTTGCAGCCTTTCCAAATAACTTCTCCACTAAGTTTCTTGTTCTAGACTCTGGCGTATCAATCCCCATTAGTCTAACTCTTTGTTTTTTAAGGACTGTTGAAAATCCTAGGTCAATATCCACGTCAACTGTATCGCCGTCTACCACCTTTGTGATTGTAACATGAAATTCCGCTTGTTTAAATGATTTAGTCATAAGGTTATTTAGGAGAAAAAGGAGTCCAATGATGCAACTTGTTCAGTATTCCACCCTATTAAATCGATGACTTTTCTAAGAGGTTCGATGAATGACTTGTCGAATTGCATATCATAGTCCACAAATCTATGAAGGTCGAACTCTCTTGGTAATACATTTGCAAATGATATAACATTCTCATTGATAGGATTTGGAACAGTCAAGTATGTGAAGTGAATCTTATCACTGTTTTTAATGACCTCATATCTCTTATCAAGATTCTTCTTTTTAAGTTCATGGTTGTAAAGTAATGCACCTCTGACATGGATTGGTGTACCCTTTCCATAGATACTAGATGCATCCCTGTAATTGTGGAGGTTGTTACAACCCCTTGGAGACGACATATCTTCAACTGCAAGTCTACGGAAGTCCTTTCTTGTGTATTCCACGAAATCCCAAAGTTCTTGTTCTGTTCCATTCATAACTACATCGAACACTTCTGTAAGCTTCTTTCTGACCCACTGAGGTGTACTGGACTTTGCAGTCTCAATACCCATCATCTTCAACTTAGGTTTTGCATATCGAACTCCCTCGTTATCCAAGACATTTAGGATGTATCTTTTCTTTGCAGTCCATATTCCACGGTCTGCAATAATCTCTCTACCCATCTCCATCTTCTGTTGGAATGCATTAGTGTAATCTGCAAGTTCATCATATCCCTTTGCAAGAACACCTTCGACTTTATCAATTGCAATAGTATTTAAGAAGTCACAAATTTTTCCTCGTGGTGTATCTTCGGGAAACACTTTTGACACTAGGTCATCAAAAGTGATGTAGACTGAATCGGTATCCATTGCAATCACATAGTCTTTGTCTTCTGTTGAAAGGACTTTATTCATCCATGTGTTGATAGATTTCTCTGCAGTCTTAATAATCAACTGACCCGACATAGTAATTGCTTCTGCAAGGTTAGGGTCAAAGAATGCAAAGTATTGATTTGCAAGAGCTCCATATGCAGAGTTAAGTGCAATCTTACGAACCTGTTGATTGTTATATGCACGTTTGACTAGTGTATCAAGTTCCCTATTACGTTTTGGGTCATCACATGATTCTTTCTCAATCTGATACTCAATCATCTTCTTCTTCCACAGTTTTCTTTCCTCATAGAAAGTCTCCATGAGTTCGGGAAGGAATCCTTGTTTGTCTCTTGTGAACATTACTCCGTTAGGTGTTACAGTTCTGTTTGATTGTTTGAGTGATGAAAGGTCTACGTCACCATCCAACATCTTCTGAACATTAACATCCATTCTCTGACCACCCTTAATCATTTTCTCGGGTGAGATATTGTGTTGCATAATGATATGGGGATAGAGTGAGTTCAAGTCAAATGACATGACCCAGTTGTGTCTACCTACTAATGGTTCTTTGACATATGCACCAACAATAGAATGTTGTTTACTTCTATCCAACTTCTGAGGTGGTGTTTGTATGTTCTGTTCTTTGAGGAAGTTGTAGATGATTGTTTCCCAGTACTTAACCATACCAAAGGTATCTGCAAAGTTACACTTTGCATTGTAAGCCATTGAGTATGTGAGTTCTAGTAACCCCATCTTATCTTCTAAGTCTTCTACAAGTGTCACATCTTTGACATTGTATTCTAAGAATAGTGGATAGTTCTCTTTGTAAAGGGTATGTAATGAACCATATTGTGAATAATCAATCTTTGCTTTATCTAATTCAACATGTGCAATGTGATTAAGTGAGTATGATTCTTGGTTTACGAATGTATGTTTCTTGTACAGTTCCATATAGTCAAGAATATTGATACCATAGAGATTAAACACCATGACCTTTTGACCATAGTTATTTGTGTAGTCTCTTACATCAGACATATTCCAAGGTGAGAACTTCTTATGGTGTCCTTCACCGAATAGTTTATCTACACGATTACAAAGATACGTCATGTCAAATGCATCAACATTCCATCCTGTAACAATGTCAAAAGATTCCTTTCTCCAGTACTTAATGAACTCAGTTAGTAGTTGTGCTTCATCAACACATTCATAATAATGAACATTTGCAGGTGCATCCCAAGGGCCGATACCAAAGGTATGTGCCATATGTCTGAATGGTTTGATGGTGATTGCATTTACTTTCTCTTCTGCAAGTGTAGGTTCGGGGAATCCGTTCTCCGACTCACACTCGATGTCAAGTGTTGCAACCTTGATTTTCATTGGGTCGTATTTGATTTCACCCTGAAACTTATCAGCTATGTAAGTATAAACATACTTATCATAACCGTGAATCTCAAAGTTATCTACTTGACTGTATTGTTCTCGGAACTTTCTTGCACCACCCATGGTGTCAAGATTAACAACATCAAGTGGTTTACCATCTAAAGAACGATAAGGAGAATCCTTTTTCTTAGAGGTTACGAAGTGGTTAGGACGATAAGCAACAGATAACTTCACCTGTTTCTTACCTTGGTAACCTTTTACTAGAATTTTGTCTCTAGTTCGACATACGTTTGTATAGAAATCCATGTAGTTATTATACTACAGTTGGTCTTATTCTACAAGTGTTTTTCTTGAGGGATGTTGTAATTCTTTTACTGATTTGAGTTTGTCTTGTGCATCTGCAAGTTGACCAACTAGTTCATCTACTGCAGAGACAACATCGGGATGTTCTCCTATACCTGCTGGGTTTGATTGATAAACTGAGATGTTTGCAGTGTGTACTGCAATGTCACCTTCGTATTTCTTTACTAATGCACCTAATATATCTGCCATTATTTATTTCCTGTTGCAATCTTGTAATTTGTCTCTAGATTGGGTCTAACCTTAAAGGTTGTAATTATCTGAGATTTAGGTATCACAAAATTATATTCTCTTGCATATGGTAACCATGGTGCAAGGTTAACTTCCATTTTTCCGTCATCAACCATGACAACACAAAGTTGAGCTTCTTCAATACTAATAGAGTTTGATAAAGTAGAAGAAGTAACCTTTCCTAAGATAACTTCCCCACCAAGTAACTTTACAGCTTTGATTTCACTAGGCACAGTTTCGTACCTGTTCTTGTAGTTCTACTGAACGTCTACCAACTTGTCCGAACCACTTAGAGTCTTCCATTTCTACTGCAACCTTTTCCCAGTCTGCAGATACAACACCTTTCCACATGTTGTTAAATTTACCGAAACGACCTCCACCTAAGTTGAATGTCATGTTGACTAGAACGTGTTGAATGTCTTCGGGAAGGTCATAGAAATTCTCTCCACCTTTAGATTCAAATACATGAATTGCTTCATCGACATGTTTGTCGAAGTCATCTTCATAGTATGCATCTACAGTTTCTTGACTCACTGGAGTTCCAGCGGGTTGTCCGTGTTCTGCATCACCTTCTTTGATAAGATGTCCAACACCTAGTGTTAAGTATCCTAGTGAATCTGCATAGACTTCTAGTACTTCACCTTCGTGACGTTTGATTTGTTCTTTAAGTATCTCTTTGTTCATTCTCTTTCCTTATTTGTTCTTGCATGACTTCTACTAGAATGTCACCCATTAATGTATTTAACTCACTGTTATTTAGTAATTCTTCAAAGTTGATTTCACTGTTCTCCATCCCTTTTGGGAATCTTCTTATGGTTCTTTTGAAATTAATTTCGGGTGTACCATCTTTGAATTGAACCTTTCCATATTGATAAACCAGTCCGTCCCATTCTCCACCAGTTAACTCAATCCCTGCATTTTCATCATGAGGATTCTCAACTACTCTGTACACTTTGTTCTCAAATAATTCTGTCATACGAAAAACTCATCTAGTTGTCCTTGTCTTACTTTTAAGAATAGGTCTTTGTCTTCTTTTGCAAAGTACCAAACATTTTCCATGTAATACTTCTTCATGAAATCCTGCATAGCTGTTCTATCAATACCTTCCTTGTCTGACACTTGATTGTCGTCAATATCACCTTTTACGTCTGTCCACTTGTCTAGAAACTTAGTAGATGATTGTGGTCTTTGCATAATTCTCATTCCCAGTTGACCTTTAAAATGGGGTCTTAGTAAGTCACACACTTCATCACATGAAGGGTATGTTTTACCTTTAATTGTTGGGTTCATAATGTTTAATAACATATGACCTGTATCAGATAATGAATCAAAAGTCTTCTGACTTACTGGAAGGAAGAAATCATCTCTCCACTTCTCATACTCATTGAACTTGAACCATGATTGGTCTTCCTCGTGTTCTCCACCCTTGTTATATATCTCTGTCGAGAAGTAAGGTGGTGAAGTGAATGCACAGTCAATTGGTGGTAGTGAATCATAGTCTAAATCTTCTGCACCACATCTATGTATTTCAACAATCTTTGAACCAACGGATTTAAAGTAGTTTTCTGATTCAGTAATTACTGGTGCATTACCTGTAAGAATTGTTTCATAAGATATACATTGTTTCTTATAGTTTACAAATGTGTTCGGATTTGGGTCTGTACCTATGTAATGAGTTGTTCTCTTACTTGCATAGAAACCACAAAGTCTATCTCCCCATCCACATGAAGTATCTAATACAGTTTTTGCATCAGTCATTTCATAGAAACATTTTGCAACTACTGGTTTGAACTGTGTTGCAATATAGGCACCAAGTCTGAATGCAGTTCTATATGCATCTTCATCTAGTTTACCACCGACAAGTTTTATAACTTCATTACCATCTACGTCTGTAGATATTTCTTTAGTAATGTCATTGACACCTCTCCATATTGCACCAAGAGCCGATTTCAATTGTTTTGCATTTGAATCTCGGAATGCATTCAATGGTGCTTTATGACCATATGAATCACAAGACAATCTTAAGTCTTGCATAAAGTAATCACTTGCATCATTAAATGAAGGGGGTGCATTGACCATTCCTAATCCAAATTCTGAGTATGGGTATTTGTAATTATCGTATTTTTCTACGACTTCCTGTTCTAACTGTTCGTTAGGTTTTACGAATCTCCACACATCGTCCTCTAGAAGTCTAATGAAAGTATCTTTCATCTTACCATAGGAAATGGGTTTTAATGGGAAAGGTGGTCTTTCCTGTTCAATGTATTTTGCAACTTGTTCACGGAATTCTTCCCGACCATATTTTTCAGTAAGGTCTTCAAACTGTTTACCTGTAATAATAGGTAAGCCATCGTGATTTGCACTTTGTTTAATTATTTCATAGAGTTCAGACATGCTTCTATTATACAACAATGAAGCATGTCTGAATAGGGGTTTTTTAAGAAATTTTGATTTCTTGGGGTTTATCTTCTTCGGGTACAATCCTTTCCAAAGATACACTCAAAATACCATTCTTCATATCTGCACCTTTAACGATTATATCGTCTGCAAGTGTGAATGTTCTTTTGAATGAACGAGATGCAAGTCCTCTATGGACATACTCAAGGTTTTCCCCTTCCTTCTGTTTACCTTCGATATTAAGAACCTCTTTCTCTTTTGAGATTGTGATGTCTTTCTTATCAAATCCAGCTAATGCAAGTTCGATACTGAAGTTCTCTGCATCGTGTTTTACAATATTGTAAGGTGGATAGTTTGTATTAGTCGGTGACTGATTGGCACGTTCTAATAGTTGAAGAGTTCTGTCGAACCCGATTGCGAATGGGAATGATTTCCCGAAATTGAAGACATCGAAGTCTCCGAGCTGTCTGCTTGTCATAGTTTTCTCCTTTATTAAGCAAGTTTATAGTAGTGACCCCTAATGGGCATCACAATGGTATTTATAACACCATAGTACTATTATATAGACTTTTTCTAAAATTTCAAGGGGTTTTATGAAGTTTTCGTACTTCTTTTCGTTTTCCGTTATCAAACAATGGTGCATAGACCTTGACTGGTATTTCTTTACCCTTTACTGTTATCTCATCAACCAATGAACATGAAGTCTCATCGAGTTGCATGTAAGTGAACTCCGATAGTAGAATAGGTGTATCAAATGTTCGGGTCTGAACCTCAAGTCTCGCTGCAAGGTTAACTGCATCTCCGACTACTGAGTAATCGAACCTATCCTCTGAGCCCATATTACCTACGATACATTGACCTGTGTTAATCCCAGTACCTATAACTACTGGTGGAAGGTCTAATCCTTCTTCCTTGATGTCCCTATTCATCTGTTCTGTAAGTATTTCTATTTCTATTGCAGATTGAACTGCCATCTCAGCATGATTCGGACAATCCAAAGGAGCTCCCCACCATGCCATTAAACAGTCGCCCATGAACTTATCAATCGTACCACCATTCTTTAAAACTATCTTTGACATTCCATCTAGGAATCTATTGATGAGTAAGACCAATCCCTCGGGGTCATCGTTTTTCATGTATGCCTCGCTTATGGGGGTAAATCCTACTATGTCTGCGAAGAGGAATGAAAGTTCCTTTCTATCTCCACCAAGTTTCAATTTTTCGGGGTGTTTTTGTAGTTCTTCAATCATATCGGGGGATAAATACTTTTGGAACTGCTTCTTTATTTGTTGCTTTTCTTGGAAAGTTACATAGTATTTGTTAAAGGATGCATGACCAAAAACCAACAAGGAGGCTAACGATGAATAGAAAGTATCGAAAAGAACGAGCTCTGAAGTCCAAATATAATAACTCCCACCCACCTGAAATCCTACGAGTAATAGACTCATTATCCCCGAAAGAGCTGTGGGAAGCTTGTAGACCATCACCAGTATCATTATCATTACTGACAAAAGAACAGCAAATCCAATTAATCCAAGAAAGTAGGATTTCTGTATTTGAACTCCTGACAAGACGGTTTGGATATGGTGTGCTTGCACTTCGTGAGGATACATTACACCCACTGGGGTTGAAACTGGATTATTCAGGCCCTCCGCAGTTAGACCCCATACAAGAATCTTACCTTCAACATTAGAATCCTGTAGGTCTACTGCACTAATCCTTTGGAACTCATTCCAGTAGGATATCATTACATCACTGGTCGGGGTGGTGGAGATAGGTTTGTCTCTACCCATCCTGACCCATTCCACTCCAAGTTCAGGAGTAATTTTTGTTTGATACGAAGGTTGGTCTCTTAATGCACGAAGTGTTTCTAGTGCAAGTGACGGGTATACTTGATTGTTTGCAGTAACTAAAAGGGGTATAGACCTTGTTGTCCCGTCAAAGTTAGGTGTTCCTGTAACACTAGGTGTTGCAACAGTGACCCCAACACCATATGTATTGTCCTGAAGTATCCTGATTGGAGATGCAATCCCTGAGAAGTTCCACAAATGGTCTTGAGGATTTCCACCCCCAAATGTAGAGTTACCTACGAATGGTGCAGAACCAGTATCTTTTTGAATTGTTGGTGCAGCTGCAAGAATGGTTAAACGATTGACCAAACCTTCTGCAAGTATCTCGTCTTGGGTCGGGTCTCTATCGGGTTGACTAAAGAGAAAAGTAAAGACGTGGGTATTACTAAAATGAGTGTTAAGTAACAGGTCACGATAAATTCCACGTTTGATTGGGTATTGTCCGAATGCATCTAAACTCTTTTCATCTATATCAACTAATATGATGTTATCTACTAACACCTTTTCTTGAGACTGGTGGAGTGTGTCAAAGTATGACCACTGAATGTTTTCTACGATGTATGGAGACCACACTTTAAGTCCAAATAGTAACACAATAGTTACTAAAACGGAGTTCCAACTATACATAGATATCTATAGTTCGTCCTAAGTATATCTCACGAAATCCGTATCTTCTTTTAATGTATCTACTGTAGTTCATTACTCAATGAAATCTTCTTTTGATAGAGGTGGTGGATTATTATGACCGATTAAGGAATGGTCTAAGATTGGATGACTATAGTTATCTGTCTGTTTTGTTTCATAGTCTACCATCGCTTGTTTGATAGCGTCTTCTGCTAGTACACTACAATGTAATTTGATTGGTGGAAGTTGAAGTACTTCTGCAATGTCTTTGTCTTTGATTAGTTTTGCTTCTGCAATCGTCTTACCCATCATCATGTCTACAAACAATGAAGAAGATGCAATTGCACTTCCACATCCGTAAGTCTTAAACTTAACGTCAATAATCTTTTCGTTGTCATCGAGTAATAGTTGAAGTTGCATCACATCACCACATGCAGGAGCTCCTGCGAGTCCTGTTGCAACCTTGGGGTTCTTTCTGTCGAGTGAACCGACTGAATGTTTTTTAGGGTCTGCTAAGACCGCCTCAAATCTTTGTACTACTTCTTTAGAATATGCCATACTACTATTTAGGTCATTTTAAACTACTGTTGGCCAGGCAAAGAAAAATATATACAGAACAACTAGAATTAAAGACACTCCTAAGATTCCCGACCAAATAGCACTCCATTTCTGTTGTCGTTTTTTCTTACGGTAATCAATTACCAGTTGTAGTACTCTTTCTCTTTCTTCAGTCATTGTGGTCACACATCTTATCACTTGCATAATCAGTTAATACTGATGGAAAGACTCCGTGTATTAACAATGCAAATGCCATTGTCCATGCATGAAATAGATGTTTGAAATATCCCATGTCTATTGTTTTTAAGTGGTCGTTCATTCTTGTGTCATTGAAACTGTACACCCACCTGCTGTTACGCAGTTTTGTGTAAGTGTATACGATTGATTGGTGGAACTATCTTGCAACAAGTTAAGTGTTGTAGCATAAGAACCTGTTAATGTTATTTGAGAAGTCATGTTTCCCGAACCTTTTTGCATTATGTTTGTATTCGACCCATCTGAAGAACCATAAAAATATGTTTGGTTATAGTGAGTTCCACTACCCGATTGGTGTAAGTCGTGGTCAACAGAATTCACATGTATATCTAAGTTATGTGTATGAGTTCCGTTTTGATATATGTCTGCAGTGTTACTGTTACCAAGTATATGTCTTCCATATGTTGCACCACCTGTTTGTGATACATTCTCGGTGTTGTTTGAACCATCTACATCACCACCCCAACCTTTTCCTGAACCCCAAAATGAGACCCAAGTAATAGTGTTTCCATTTCCTGTTTGAAGGAAGTTAAATTCATTACCAGTGTGTGCAAATGAGAAATCAACCTTGTTGTCATAACCCTTTTGAGTTATGTTAAGGTCTACATCTCCACTCTCAACCTGTTCTACATGAACATGGTTATCATCTGCAAAGGCTACACTAGTCCAGCACAATCCTATAAGGGAAAGTAAAAATAAGAATCCACCGAACTGTGTAGTATCTTTCATTTTAAAATATCAACCATAAAAATAATAATGTCATAACTATTCCTTCACCAAATGCAATCATAAACATCTCATAATCGTCAAGTCGGCAGGCTTTTTGAAATCCATAGACTTGTCCTTCATGCCATTCTCGGAATTTATTCCAAATACTCATATAGTATCTCCTAGTTTTGTTGTGTGATGGTTATATTTATAGACGAACCATCACCCACTTTAATTAGTGATTCCTTCTCGTCTGTTATGGTTCTGATACTTGCTTGTGCAAACATTGGTAATTTAATGGAAATAATACCATTAACTTCCCTGTAGAACCATATCTGACCTACACCCTTGTCCACAATAGTATTGTATTGGGTGTCTCTGTCAAAGCCTGGAAGTGTTCCATCAATTCGGACAACTCCAAAGGCTGTGTTTCGTTGTGCATCGATACCAACCTTTCGGTCAATCTCTAACACTACATCTAATAAATCCTGTAGAAAATCGACATCAAGTAAATCTCTGTCGAGCTCCGTGTATTCTAATTCATCATCCTCAAAGTAGTCATCTTCCAAATCGTTAAACTCTAAGAAATCTACATCAAGAACATTGTTTGAATCGTTCTCACTCTTACTCTGTTCTTCTGCAACCTGTTCATTTACCTCTTCAGGGGGACTGACAATGAATAGATTGTCAATTAGGTTGGGTGTTACCCCATTAACCACTACAGGTTTCGTTGGTGAGTCGTCATACGTTGAAACCATCGTCGCTTGATATGCTTCATCCAGTATAACCATTCCACCAGCATTACTAACTGTAATTTTTCCTGAAGGAGCTCCCCACTTATCGGGAAGTAAAATTACCAGTGACCTTCCGATTTCATCAATACTAGTTGTAAAGTCTGTTCCTTGAACAGCAATCTGTGCAGTAGGTGTGGTTATATTTATGTTACTTTTCTTTATTTTTCCACCAAATCCTGAAGCGAATCTTGCAGTCCCTTGTGCCATTCGGATTGACATTTTAGATAGGGATGGGTCGGGGTCGTAATAGACCTCGTCAATGAACACTAGTGAGTGTTCGGTTAAATCAAGTTGTTCATCACCAGTGAACTGAATTTTCATTCGTCCATTTTCCGTTCTTGCAGTGTCGTACATCAACACTTCAGGAAATTCGGATGCAGAAATAACAGACGTTTCTCCGTCTCTCTGCAATCCAGCAAAACCCTTTTGTTCTGAGATTGTCCCTATTGGTTCGGCTACTGCTACCGTAACTAAACCAATAAGTACAAAACTAATCGTTATCGTCTTTTTGAACGATGTCAATATTTGCATTAGAGGTCACAAAGGATACGTCAATAATTCCACTACATGATTGACCACTTGGACAACCTGTGTCTGAACCACTCTTCTGAATGATGTCGATATCATTTGAAGAACCAGTTAGAACTGCAGTTAATGAATTATCTGAAGCATCTGCCATAAGTGTATTGATGTCATTTGACGAACCTGTTACAGTCCAGTCCCATTTAGCATTGTCGGAATCAATTTTAGTAGTGAATACGTTACTTGAACCAGTCAATGACAAGTCCCAGTTTAAGTATTCAGCAGATGCATCGTAACCGATGTCTATATCAAATGTGTTTGAGTCACCAGTGATGACACCCAACATATTTAAACTATCTGCACTTCCTTGATAACCAACATTCCAATCCATTACATTTGAGTTTCCAGTAAAAGATAAATTTACTGTAGACAAATCTGCGATGAAAGGGCCGTATAGTTTATTGGCATCACCATATTGTAGTAATGTCAAACTATTAGTAGCACCAGTCAATATCATATCGATTGATGAACCACTAAAGTCATCTCCACCAACTTTGTTTCCATAACCTTTTTGAGTTATGTTCAATGTTAATGCAGTACCACTTTGTTGTAACCAAATTTCATTGTCGTCTGCAGCTGCAAACATATAAGTACTGGTCACTCCTAATGTTAACATAATGAGTAATAATTTATTCTTCGTCATGTTCTTCTCCTTTTAGGTGCAAATCGTTCCTTCCATGTGTTCCATGGGGATGACGATGGCCACCTGTAATTACCCAAAAACCTCTATCGTGTCCTTGGTATATCAGTTCTAAGACTGCAAGTTCAATTGCAGAACGAGTTGCTTTCGTAACTCCTTCATTCTCTGCCTTACCGTCTTCCATCTCCACCAGTTTCGTATCCATGTCCACAAATTTGAACACATCGTATCCACCGCCTGTACTGAGAACTGTTTTAGTTGTCTGTACATTCAATAATATTTCACCAGTTAAAGTTGATATTCCTCTCAACGATACGGTGATAACATCTCTACGATAAGAAACAGAAGAACCTATGCCTAGATATCTTGCACCTCTACCGCCACTTTCAATGTTACTGTCATAACCAATAATCCCACCCTCTAAGAGGATGCCAGCAAATAAGAGAGGTTGGATTCCTGTAGGAGAACCCTCATTACCTTCCTGTTTTGCAAAATCTTCTCTAGTAGAACGAATAATCTGTCTCTCTCTTACGAGTGCATCCAAACTTGTTCTCTCTACTACTCTAAACCATTTACCATTCGCTGCAGTCTTAAGTGCATCAATCAGAAATGATTCGGCACCTTGTGTTACTGCAGTGGAGAAAGATGCAATTCCATCTTTACTCTTACGTTGTCCTGTCTTATCCATGAAAGCGTAGACTGCAACCACTGGCATGTCTTTTGCTGGTGGTAGATTTGCAAGTTCCTGATACGTTGGTATCTTAACTACCTCTGCTTTCTCAATACACTCACCTACTTTTGACATAACAAAAGATTCACAACTGTCGGTCATAGATGGAATGGCCGCACACCCACTGGTGAGCAAGACGACAAGTCCGACTATTACCCAATTCCTCATTTAGAAACTTCCTGTACCTATCGGTATATCTAAAGTTGTTGTTGTACCGTCACTGGAAACGATTGTTAAACGAATGAAGTCTACTCCATCCTCTCCAACCATTCTCTCATAAGTAACTGTATTACCTTCGATTGCAAATGTTCCGTAATCGGATGCAGTTCCATTAGAGAACATATTCTCTACTAACTGTTTTGCTATCTGAGCATAAATTCTGCTTTCCACATTTCTGAGGAATTTTGCAAGCGTTGTATTCTCTGCTTCTCTCTCTGCTTGTTTAATCTTGTCTTCTATGTCTTGACTAATCTTATCACGTCTTGACTTCTCTTGATTCTCTACTGTCAAGTAATGTGCAGATTGTCCTATCCCACTAAAAGATGGACTCTTAAATTTGAATGTGATTTCATCTGCACTTACACTAAGTGCAAAACAAACACTAATTATTACTGTTGTTATCTTTTGCATTTCGTTCATTTTCCTTTTTCTTCAAGTTCTCTTTCATTTCAAGAACTACGTTTACCTTCTGTTGTAAACGAATTAAATCTTGGTCTAGCATTCTTGTTTGGTCTATTACTTTGATTAATGCAAAATGCATTTTCTCAATTTGGGGTTCTAGTTTCTCACCTACAAACCACCATATGTAATATATGAAGTAGCCAAGTCCGACTGACATGACTATTGGAAATCCGTATTCGGATATTAGAGATGCAATATCCATTAATCCCTTCTTACATCGAGTTTATCGTCTTCGATGAAGTTCTCGGCTCTTGCAATCCTCTCGATGTCGGGTCTGAGTTCTAATGCACTTGACACTAGTAAGTCAATCTTAATCATCTCGTTCGACATCGTTCTAGCACGATTCTCAAGTGATTTACAGAACATGGTTAGTGTACCAATACTGTCAACAACACCCTCAAGTATCTGCTTAATGACTATGAAGATAAAAAATCCCATAACGATTGACCCTGCAATTGGGGCTCCGACTTCACCTATTAAACCAAATATCTCTTCCATACGTTTATTTATGCAAATCCACTAAGCAACGGGCTAAAAAAAAGAGTGCCGAAACACTCTTTATACAATACTGAGTACTGTTTAATTATTTAGATTGTGAGATTGTCTTAACAACTTCAGCTTTAGAACCACTTCTTTTAACCTTAATGTTGTTTTTATCTGCAAGTTCTAGTAGTTGAACCTTGGTCAATTTCTTTAATTCTGCAACTGAAGGAGTCTTCGGTTGTGGAGTTACCTTCTTAGGGGTAGATTTTGACACTGGTTTAGCCACTGTAGTCTCATTCTTCGAACCGAAGAAGTGAAAACCTAAAGCTGCAAGGACAATCAATCCTATAATATATTCCATAATATACCTCGTTATTATTACTAATTACTACTATTTATTGTTTTGCTTTACCAATATTTAAGGCAACCCAATCCAACAATTTGTAGACCTGTTTCACCAATCCATCATCGACTGGTGTTGGAGTAAGAGCTGCAATCAAAGATGCACCCATTACTAACCAAGGAATCACTTGTACCCATCCTATAACCCACTGAATAAATTCTAACATAAATTTCTCCTGTTTTAGTTAACTAGAAGTATTTATGATTCCTTCGTTCCCCCGATGGAGTATTTAGTGGTTAATTTCCACTCTATTTTCTCTTTGAAGGGAATGATTTTAATTTGTGATAGTGGAGCAGTAGGCTCCTTAATTTGATTGGGGTTGACTACGGAAACTAATTTCCATTGTGCAAGTAAGGTTACTATAGTGTTTCTTCTACCAATGTCACCTTCTTCCAAACTTGATGGTTTACCATCTAATTTGAATAGTTCTTTGAAGTGAGTAATGTAGTATTTACCACGTTTGTGCAGTATATGGCACGATTGGAAGAGTTCTTTCTCTTTACGCGATGCAACACCTATCCTAGATAGGGTTTCTCTAATTTTTAAAAAGTCGTCTTTTTCGGGGAAGGTTATCTCAACCAAATCCTTAATAAGGTCTTCATTTTCATTCATTGTCATGTCCACCAGTTTTCATTCTGTTTTTCAATTCACGAACCTGTTTATCTGATAACACTTCCATATATTCTTTTGCTTTAAGTGTTGATATCTTATAATAGGATTTAATCGTTTCTAATTTTTTACTAAGATATGGTTTTTCCCATTTGGAAAACCTTTGTCTTTTTCTAAGGGTATTTAGTAAAAAGACATATTGGAGACGATTATCGAGGTGGCTTCGATTATTCATCTCATTAGTCATGAAAAGGGAATCTTGGTGGTAGGATAATGATTTGTTAATTAGGAATGGTGCATATGCATTCTCTTCAACAGCATCGACCATGATATCTTTTTTATCATAGGAGACCGACTTGACAAAATCAAATGGATTTCTTTTAGACATCTACTTTCCTGTATGTTGTCCGAAGTGTTGTAGTAGTTCATCACCTTCAAGAGATTTACCAAAGTAAACAATTTCACCTGTCTCTCTAATCTCTCTCATGACAAGACCATCATTGTATTCAGTATCCATTACCGAACCATCGTTGCCTCTGTCATCATACCATAATGATGTTAATGAATGTGCATGAAGTGTCTTAACACCCCTTGCCCATTTTTCTGCAGAGAGTAATCTCCTTTGTCTATCTACTACTTTGTCATGTTCACTCATTTCTTTTTCCTCTTGGCAAACTGTTTGTTTGCATTTTTTTGGAAACTCCACTCAAAGAATTTACTAATCGCGTTTCCAATCATTTCTTGTAACTTAAACATTTTTGAATTTACACTCACTCATAATCTCTGTTAGACATGCAGTAAAGTTAATCTCCGAGTCCATTGCAAATGCAGATTTGTATTGATAGTCTGCAATGACTAACACTGCAGCTGGTATTGATTGTGGTTCTAATCGCACTTCAAGTGCATTGAACACTTTACGATATAACGATGTGAAGTCTTGGTCACTATTCTGACCGACCCACTTTCTCATTGCACCCCAGTTCTTTTCCTGTAACATATTTATTAAAGGAGTAAACTTTTCTTCGGTTAAAGATGACAGAAGACCCGAATCGATTGTACCACTGACACTATATCTCTGAAGTTCATTTAATACACGTCTAAAATCGGGAAAGAATCTTGTAATAAGTTCTGCAACTACCTTATCATCATAAGTAATCCCTTCAATATCCAAGATAGTCTTAACTCTTTTCATGAATTGCATGGCAAGTTTAGGTTTCTCTGTCGGGGATATCTTGAAATCAATTACAGTTGTTCTTGAGTGTAATGCAGGTATAATTCTATTCTTGTAGTTACAAGTGAATATGAACCTACAGTTACTTGAGAACTCTTCTATAAATCCTCTTAATGCAGGTTGAACGGAATCTGCAGACATATAATCAGCTTCATCTAGGATAACGACCTTAGTCCCACCCTGTAGTGACATAGTGGACGCAAAGTTCTTTATCTTCGTTCTAAGGGTGTCTATGAGTCTACCCTCATCACTACCATTGATTACGATAAAGTCTGCACCTAGCTCGTTACAGAGTGCTTTAGCTATGGTTGTCTTACCACATCCAGCAGAACCACTAAGTAAGAGATTTGGTATCTCTCCTTGTTTTACAAATTCTTTGAATTGGTCTTTGTACTGTCTAGGTAGGATTGTATCTTCGATATTCTGTGGACGATACTTTTCCACATATAAAAACTCTTCTGTCATTTTGACTCCATCATAATAAAAAGAAAGAAAACCCCTCCGAATTCTTTATGTTACACACCCAGTAGAATGATGAGAAGGTGTAACTCCCATGGGTTTTCAGAGACATGAATAACCCATAAAACTATTTAGACCTAAGACCCGTATTTTGAATCGGGTTCTAGTGCAATAAAGTACTCTAAATCAATATCAGAGTTCTTAAAGTTTGAAATACCTTTAGAAGATACTGTTACAGAATAATTTCCTGCAAGTATCTTAAGGTTCTCTATCTTGAAGTTCATTGAATACGAAACTCCATCACCTTCACCTACCACTCGTGAGAATGTGTTTGAAGATGCATTCTTCTTGTCCTTGACAGTCAAGGATACAGTAGTACCATCACTTTCCAATACTAGGTCATTCACACCTAATACACTTGAGGCTTTCTGTAAGTCTACTAACAATTCACTTGTTACATCGAAGTTAATCTCAGCCTCAGGCATTGTTATAATTTTTTCGGGTGCAGTTACCATACCCTCACTGGCATAATGGTAATCCATTGTTGAATATGCATCTTTAATACTTAATGATGCACTACCGAAATTGAATTCGGGGTTCTCCATTAAGGATGTTGCACCTAAGAATTCTGGCAAGTTGTAGATACTGAAGTCTTGAGGGAAATCCTCAGACACAGTTGCAACTGCAAGAATGTTTTTCATGTTAGAAATGGTCTCTAACTTGTTACCTGTTTTAACTCGTATACCCGAATTTATGGTTGAGAAGTTTTTTAGAACGTCTCTTGTATTATCACTAATTTTCATCACTAGTTAGTCTCCTTTTTGTAACCTGCTTCTGCAAGTTGGGTTTTATCGTGGTTATTTAAAGCAAGAAATCCGTAATGGATAACTTTCAAAAGGTCGGCACGATTCTTCCCACCCTTCTTTCCATACCTCTGAGAATACTTCATAATATTCCCAATGGTAAATCCTTCTCCATGTCCTGCATCCATAATGAACTCAGTAGCTTGGTACTTGTTCAGACTGTAATGCTGGTCATAGGTTGAGTCTACATACTGGGAAAACTCCTTTAAGAGTTCTCCCTCGTTGTATTTGTAGTCTATTTGTTTTGGTTTTTTACCGAACATACCTTAGTATACTCCTAGTCTTCCATTTCGTCAATAGGGTTTTCTGCATTTAAATCAACCCCTGCATCTATCTTAGTGTAAAGGTCAAGGATTGAATTCCTAGTCTCTTCATCGAACCTTGAAATGCACATTGTGATTGACTTAAGTTTGTCACCAAACATTCTGAATGCATTCACTATGTGAACCAACCTTCTTGTAGTAACAACATCATCAATCGCACCTTCATAGTATGACTTTCTGATTATGTCCGCCCAGTCTACTAGTTTCTCACAGAATTCGTTATCGACTAAACCAGTCAATTCCATTTCCTTCTTAAGGATAGACCTTTCAGTAGTCACTGGTGGATATTCTTGTTGCATCGTAATTGCAAACCTTTCCAACATCGCTTCATTCATAATCTGAGTACCGATGAATTTTCCATCATCAGAACCTTGACCTTTTGTGTTTGCAGTTGCAAGAACTGTGAAACCTTCTTTAGGTGAAACCCACTCACCAGTCTTTTTGATAAAGTATCCTTTACCTTCAAGAACTGATTGTAGACACATCAACTTGTTAGAACCTAAGTCCACTTCGTCAAGAAGTAAGACGGCACCTTTTCTCATCGCTTTGATGACAGGGCCTTCTCTGAAAGTTATGTCACCACCGACTAAAGTGTGACCACCCATTAGGTCGTCTTCATCAGTCTCAATAGTAATGTTAACTCTGTAACACTCTCTCTTCAACTGAGCACAAACTTGTTCAATCATTAATGTTTTACCATTACCACTTAACCCAGTCACAAAGATTGGGAAGAATAACTTCGACTTGATGATGTTCTTAACATCTTTAAAGTGTCCAAAAGGAACATAGTTACTCATTTTTTCGGGAATGATTTTGATATCAGACGTAACATTTACTTGTTGAGTCTGAGCTGCAACAGGCATGTTTTGTGACATCGATTGTGCAGGAATTGGTGCAGATACTACACTAGGTGTAATTGGTGTTACATTCTCCGAGTAACCACCATTGTATCCACTGACTACTGCAGTAAGATTGAACACACTTCCTTGTTTGAAGTTGTATCTAGCAGACTTAACCCAATATGGCAGTCCACCAATTGATTTAAAGTCCTCTTTAGTGAACGATAGTTGTTTCGGAAAAGACTCCGTAAGGGTCTTTAGGAACTCTTTCCTATCGGGTGTAAAATGGAAGTCCTTACCATCAATCACGATGGACTCACTTCTATTATAGGTTCTTTGATTTTTCATATTTGTCTCCGTTAAAATCATTTATTTTCTCATCTTGTATAGTATACCAAAAAGTGGTAGTCACTGTCAAGTTTATTTGCAAGGTTGTAACAACTTTCCGACTTGGTCTTCGATTGATACCATACCCTTGTTCTTTCTATATGTCTCAAATCCACCGTTGTTAGTCCAAAACCTAAAGGCTTTACATTCTACGGCTTCAATAGCACATTGTTTTTGTCTAGGACAATCAAATTGTGTACAGGGTGCAGGGCCGACATCCATGACGGCATCTGCAAATGCACTGTAATCTGTATTGTGGTTTATGTAATATGACTCGTCTACTCTTAATGTATCTCTCATTACGCTATCTCCTTTATAAATTCGTTTGTTAAAAATCTTGATGTCGATTTGGTTCTTTGGTTTCTTTTGAATGCAGCTAATATTGATGCTTTCTTGGCACCAACAAATTTCTCATCAAGTTCATCATCACCATCTGTCGCAAGTGTTGAGGCAGAAGTCAAGAATAATTTGTTATATCCATGACACTTGATTGCAACACCTTCTTTTCTCATTTGTCTCCAAGTGGCATCAACGTCACCCAAGTCAACCGTACCACTGATTGAATAAATCTCTCTTTTTGTCTCGAAGACAAAGTATCCAGTAACAATCACACCAGTCTCTTTTGAAATCCAGTCCAGTAAGTTCTGAGTTTGTACGAAACCATTTGAGGAATATCCAGTTTGGTCTGAGTAAGTGTATAACTTTTTAGAGAATGGGTCTTGAAACTTTCTAGTCTGTCTTGTTCTTCTCCACCCATAATCACCACTGTCAATATTCTTTTCTTGGTCGTCTTGGTCTAAAGTCTCTTCAGAAGATTTCTCAAATGCATCCGACTGGTGAGAAAACCCATCTGTAATTACAGTAAGGATTGACTTCTCAACATTGTACTTTTTGTTAAACTTAACCAGTTCAGTTCTCATTGCAAGTAATGAATTGTCCAGTGGAGTACCACCAAGTCTATATTTCTGAGGAGCTGCACATGACTCTAAGTTAATCCATCTTGACTCTTCTCCATCAACTACATCAATACCATCAAACCATGTATTCCATTTTACTAGGAACTTCTCAAAGTGTCTGTAAGAACTTCTGTTTGAAAAGAAATTGTTCCACAAACTTGAAACATTGATTAAGTTTGTAGTGTAATCTCTTGAAGACATCTCGTTAGAGAAAATCTCAATAAGACTAGATGACTCACCTCTTGACCAGTAATCACCTTCAGAAACGTAAGTGTCTGAGAAGAGATATACTCTGTGAGGTATCCCAACTTTTCTACAGAATTGCACTAGGATGATTGTTTGTTCTAAAAGGTCACAACACTGGTTGTTGATTGAACCACTCCAATCAAGTAAAACATTGACACCATGGTTTTGTCCATCGGGTATCATTGTAACCTTCTTGAATACATCATCAACAATCTTATACTTTGCAAGTTTGTTCATATCCAACTTTCCAGTTTTACCAGTCGTTGCTTTAGAAGCTTGCATTGCAGTTTGTTTCATTTCAAATTCTTTCGCCATATGTTGAACAAGTTTAGAGTTCTTATCGGTCAATTTCTTTGCAGTGATTTTTCCTCTTTTAACCATTTTTGCAAGTCTTTCAGTTTCCCAAGACCCTTCACATTCTTTATTCCAAAGTTCTGTATCCCAATCTTGGATAACTTGTTTGTAACCAACTACCATTTCTGAGTAGTTCTTATTCTTATCAAATTTTGATTTAAGGTCAATCAATGTCACAATTGCATTGTCCTCAGAAATAAATTGTTCTTCATTGTTATGAGCTGCATGTTCAGTGATAGACTCTCTGGCACCTTTTTCATCATCATAGTCTGAAGACTCACCTTCACCACCATCTTTACCAGTATTCTTTACTTGGTTCTCTGACTCTTCTTCGATGTCTTGTTCTTCACCTTGACCATCAGTAGAACCTTCGTTCTCTTCTAGGTCGGGAAGGTTGTCTTCTTCTGATTCTTCCCATCCGTTACTGTCTTCCTCTTCGT